TTAAAAAACCAGTAGCCACAAGCCTCCATCCCAACCAGTAGCCAGAGGGGGGAGATCCCTGCCGGTGGGGAACGGGAGGACCCAGCCATTCCCCCTTCCTAGCCAGCACCCCCCATTTTGGGAAGCGACACCCTATACCTCACCTGACGGTCCTTGTCATGGATAGTTACTCGAACTGAATGGATAGTTATCCCAGGCACCATATACTCCCCTATCTATATATATCTGCACTGGCCTTTTAACCAAAAATTAAGTAGCCGGGGTATAGGTATATAATATATATATATGTGATCGGGTTTCTTAACCAAAAATTAAGTTGCAAGTGGCAGGTATCATATAGCAGGAGGGCACCTCCGCCCTTCCAGGCACCTCATTTTTGCAAAGCGAATGGATGCGCTCTGTCAAGTACCATATAGCAGGAATATGGATATTGGGAGGTAGAAGAAATGATACCTGGGCAGGCAGAGGCAAGGATAATACCCCTGTCCCTCCCGGCCCGCCCGAATAATGGCGAACGGATGCGCCGAAACAAATGGATGAATGGGCAATTAATAGTCTTGACAAGGCGTATTCATTCGATCGGGCCGGATCTCAATATTGGAGATGATTATGCCTAGACCAGTCAAACATATTAAGCCTCGCGATGTGAAGAGGGCTACCCAAGCCGGTATTCTTATTGGTATGGAGAAATCCAGGAAAGAGGCATTGCCAGCGGTTATTGCCACTATTCCTAATATTGCTCATGCTTTTAAGGTATCTACTCGAACAGTAAGAAATTGGGCTCGATGTGGTATGCCATATAGCCATAATGGTCAGGGGCAGATAGTTATTGTAGTTCCCATTGTGGAAGCATGGCTACTTCGGTGGAAAAAGAATAGGGAAAATCCCAAGTCTATTCCCTCTGTACCTATAGAGGATCAAGTGAAAATGGTGTTAGGAATATGATTACTTCCCATACACAAAAGATGATAGAATCAGGGAAACAGGCTGCTGATATAGTACGTCAGGATGTACTTGAAGCATGTGAAAAAGAGGGACTTACCCTGAGGGGGATAGCCAGAGTAATTAGGGAGGCCACCGAGGCCACTTCCATTAAACAAAATGTAGTGATGGTGGAACCAGGAAAGTTTGAGTGGATGGAATCCAATCCCGTTATTGATTATGCTACCAGGTTAAAGGCTGCATCCTTAGCCAGAGATATACTAGGTATGGATGCCCCTAAACAGTCCAAAGTGGATGTGACAGGGGTAAAGGGATTGTCCTCGGATACTGAAGATTTGGTTAAGAAGTTGGTTGGCACTGTATTCAATCAATCTATTGCATTGAGGGGAATTGTATATGCTAGTCTGAAGCACTTCGCAGAGGACGATGACCAGGGACTCCCCGCCACAATCGACCTCATTGAGAACGATCGAACGAGTGCGCCGAGTCAAGTTCCATTGTCGGTAGGAGGGGCAAGATAAATGTCCATTTTTGATGAATTAAAAAAATCTGATCGACATTTTTCGAATTCCTGCTATGCCAAATTACTAAAGGATGCTGGGGAATCCCCTAATCCTGAAGAAGTAATTAAAGGAGTGATAAGGGAATTATGCCTAAATGATTTATTTTTCTTACTTACCTATGCATTGCGACGGAAGGATGCAAATAACGACTGGTGTTATGCTAGATGTAGAGAAGTAGAGAGTAGACCCAATGGGTATCTAGATCTATGGGCCAGAGAACATTATAAATCAACCATTATTACCTTTGCCCTCACTATTCAAGATATATTAAAGAATCCTAATATTACTATAGGATTTTTCTCCCATACTAGACCTATTGCTAAGGCGTTTCTCCGCCAAATAAAAAGGGAGTTCGAGGAAAATAAAATTCTACTTGACGTATTCCCTGATGTATTATGGGATAATCCCAAATTCGAAGCCCCTAAGTGGAACGAGGATGAAGGCATTATTGTAAAACGATCCAGCAATCCAAAAGAGTCTACCATTGAGGCGTGGGGATTGGTTGATGGTCAACCTACATCTAAACATTATGAACTTATGATATATGATGATATAGTCACCAGGGAATCAGTAACCAACTCCGATATGGTGAAAAAGACCACGGATGCCTGGGCAGAATCTCGTAACCTGACCAAATCTGATGGGTCTGGAAAAACCAGGTATATTGGGACTAGGTGGGATCTATTTGATACCTACCGAGACATGATTCGTAGGGAAGCAGCAATTCCCAGAATGTACTCTGAAGAGGATAGCGATGGTAATTTAGTGTTGTGGTCCAGGGAAACCCAAGTAGCCAAACGAAAAGAAATGGGTCCTTACATTTATTCCTGCCAGATTAAACAGAACCCTCTGGCGGAATCAAATGATGGGTTCAAAAAAGAGTGGCTATGCTATTGGTCTAATAGATCCTGTGTAGGAATGAATATTTACATCCTGGTAGACCCTGCTGGCGGGAAGAAAAAGAATAATGACTACACCACTATGCTAGTGATTGGAGTAGGATCTGATAGAAATTACTACCTGATAGACGGAATTAGAGATAGACTTAACCTGACTGAAAAAGGAAACCATTTATTTAATTTTCATAAGAAGTACCGACTTATCTGCCCTGGAATAAAAGTGGGATATGAGAAGGTGGGTATGCAGTCTGATATAGAACATTACCAGAGTAGAATGGAATTGGATAATTATAGATTCCGGATTATACCCATTAATGCTCTTTTAGCCAAGGAAGATCAAATTAAAAAACTGGTCCCTTTGTTTGAATATAACCAAATTTACTTCCCCGAAAAACTTATTAAAAGAGACTATCAAGGGGTATCCTACGATCTGGTAAAAGTTATCATAGAAGAGGAATACGAGTGGTTTCCATTCTGTGTGCATGATGATGGTCTCAATTGTCTTAGTTTTATTACCAATAGAGAATTAGGGGTTTCTTTCCCTGACGAATTTGTTCCTATGGAGGCTGATAATACCCCCAGTTTCCTTAGGAAGCAGGATTCAAGCCCTGATGACTATAACCCCCTTACTTGTGGATTGTAGAGAGGTGATGATATGAGTGGAATGTTTGGAGGAAAGAAGAAAGAGCCGGATCCAGTACCTATTGGACCCACAGAGGAGGAGTTGGCAGCTCAGAAGTCGGCCAAGTTTAAAGAGGAAGAAGATTTGAGGAAAAGAAAAGGGAGAGCTTCTACTATTCTTAATACTACTACCACTGCCGCTACTGTTGGCAAAAAGACCTTGATGGGTGAATAGATGGAAGACCAATATACAGATTTGGTAGCCGATATCCGGGGTCGTGTATCCAGAGCCAAGAGTATTAGGTCGGATTATGAAGAACTATGGGATGACATAGTTAACTTTGTAAACGTTAGACGGTACAACTTGGACGGGACCAAGAGAAAAGGACTAAAAGTAGGGTCTAGAATCTACGATTCTACTGCTGCTGAGTCTTTAAAACTGATGACTGATGGTATATTCGGATATCACATATCCCCCGGTATGCTATGGTATAGGCTTAGAGTGAGAAATGAAGCTCTAATGTCCATTAAAAAAGTAAAACAGTGGTTAGAAGACGTAACCTGGATTACTTATACTGCTCTTCAGAGATCCAATTTTTATGAGGTGATGCCTGAATACTTACAGGATGGGGGATCTATTGGTACTGCTACCCTCTATTCGGAGGAGGATAGGGAAAGTGATCGCATAGTGTTTATCGTATGCCACCCAGGGGATATATGGATAGCGGAGAATAAATACAGTGTGGTAGATACAGTGTTTAGGAGAATTGTTCTTACAGCTAGACAGGCTGTACAGAAATTTGAAAATACATCTGAGTTATCTACTCAATTGGTGGAGGATTCCAAAGATCTTACCCGGATGGAAAATCTTTACACTTTTTACCATATAACCCAACCAAAGAACGATATGGATATGATCCAGTATCGGGGTAAACGGTATCCAAAAATATCTGCCAGTAACAAACCCATATTGTCCATGTATCTGCAGGATGGGGAAAACCACCCAGTTAGTGTATCTGGGTATTATACTCATCCTTATCAAGTGTGGAGATATAGAAAGAATAGTAATGAACCTTACGGTAGTTCTCCTGCCTCAGATGCCATTATTGATATTCTTACCTCTAACCAGATGAGTAAAACATTATTGCATGCTTCTCATATGGCAGCTGAGCCTCCTCTCAATATCCCAGCAGAATTGAAAGGGAAAGTAAGAATTATCCCTAGAGGGATGAATCATTTTGAGGACCCGGCCAGAATCATTTCCGCTATTCAAATGGGGGCAGATAAATACCCCATCGGGAAAGATAGGGAAGATAGGGTAAGGGATGCAGTAAGGAAACATTTCAATACGGAATTTTTTACTTTGTTATCTAGGGCCGCTATGGATGGAAGACAATTAAACGTTCCCCAAGTCATGGAAATGCAAGGAGAGAAAGCAGTAATGCTAAGTACCATGCTGGGTCGTTTAAATAGTGACTGCCTTAACCCAGCCTTGAACAGGGTCTATTTAATTGAATCTATGGCCGGAAGAATACCACCTCCTCCCGATGTTCTTGTGGCCGATGGAGGTAAAGTTCAAGTAGAATATTTGGGTCCACTCGCCCAAGCCCAAAGAAGACTGTTCAAGACTGGGGGCATTTATCAAGGTTTGGCGGCTATTGATATTATTGCTGCCAAAAGGCCGGATGTGTATGACAACGTAGATTTGGATGTAATTACCACAGAGTTATTGGCAGCGTCAGGTATGCCTGAAAAAGCTATAAAGGATCCAAGAGTGGTAACAGCAGAGAGAAACGCCAGAGCCAAGCAAGCTGAAGCACAACAACAAATGGCTGTGATGTTAGAAGCAGCAAAAACTATGCCAGCTTTATCCAAGAAACCTGAACAAGGGTCCATGGCTGGTATGTTAACCAATGGGGAATAAAAATGAATCCATCCCAGTATGCAGAAGATGAAAGTTTGATTAAAAAATTTTTGGAGCCTAAAGAAGAAGATACCTTAGACGACATAAGGGAAGAATATCGTCGAACCTTTGATACTGACTCTGGGAGACGAGTTTTAACCCATATGCTTACTGAATTACACTTTTTTGATGAGAAATCATCTGAGGAGGAGGTTCATTTAAGCAATTATGCCGTTAGGATATTGTTTTATTTAGGGATTGTGGTAGGGGAAAATATCCCTACTGTGGTATCTAAACTACTTGACTTAATTAGTAAACGGAGGTAATATGAAGCGGTTATTTAGCATATTTATTGGAATTGTTCTTTTGGTAGCCACTGGGGCTATTGCAGAACAGAAATTGTTACCCACTAAACCTAATTCAGGAACCATCGGGGTCCTGGAAAAAGCCTGGTCTACAGCTGCAGTAGGAAGACTCATTTTGCCTGAGGTGTCCGCCCCTTCCGGTAATCCCACTACCAATTCCGGATGGCTATATGTAAAAGATAAAAGCGGAACATCGGCCCTCTATTTTGAAAATGATGCGGGTTCTGTATCGGAGATCGCGGTTACTGCTACTGCCTTCGATGACATTGGAGATCCAGATGCCGCGGGTACTATCGCCTTTACTACCTATCAGCAGACCATTACCTCTACCAAGACTGATGATGACGGTATTCTCATCCAGGGGCTTGGGGCATTCGGTGATGTGTCAGTATTGAGAGTGGAGCAGAAAACCGGTAATCCTACTGATGGGACGGTTTTGGAGGTGGTTGCCGCTGATGCCAATGTGGATCCCCTAGTGGTATCCTCCAGTTCTCGGGCCAATGCCCTGGTGGTGGGGCAGGGGGCTGGTACCGTATCAGTAGCCGGGGCGTTAACTGTCGGAGGTACGGCCTCAGTGACAGGTATTCTTTCCAATGCTGGGGGAATTTCTCCTGGGTCAGCCACGGATAGTCTATGGAAAACAGATACCATCAACGTTACCAATTCCCAGATTAAAGCTCTCAGAGCATCGCCCTTGACCTTGGTTGCTGCCCCTGGTGCTGGTAAATTTATTGAGTTTGCTGGTGCCACTATCGCCATGAACTATGGGTCCAATGTGCTCACGGAATCTACAGATAACCTGGTTATTCAGTATAATACTTCCGGGTTGGATGCATCAGCCTCCATCGAAACCACAGGGTTTTTGGATCAGAGTGCAGACATGATTGCTGTAGTAGTACCCTCAGCGATTGCCGGGGCTGCTGCCACCAGTTTTACTAACAGGGCGTTAGAATTGTTTAACTCAGGGGATGGGGAAATCGCCGGTAATGCCGGAAATGATACCACTCTAATCATCAAAGTCACGTATCGAATTCACGCAACAGGATTATAAAACTGCGATAAGGAGGAAGTAAAGATGGAAGATGGCACCAGCAATGAGAACCTTGAGGGAGATCTCGGGGGAGGAACAGGGGATGGTGGAAATAACGCCCCGGCATGGAAAGCGCAACTTAAGGGGGACCTAAGAGACAATGAATTCTTTAACCAGTTTGGAACAGTATCCGATATGGGAGGGAGAATTCTAGAACTCGATGGAAAACTGAAAAATGCGATTATCCTTCCTGGGGAAAACGCTACTCCAGAAGAAATTGAGGCATTTTATGCCGCACAGGGGAAACCTGCAAAACCGGAAGATTATTCCGTAACCAAACCCAAGGATTGGCCTGAAGAGGTTCCTTACCCTCAGGAATCGGAAGCATGGTTTAAAGGGTTTGCTCATAAGTACCACATCAGCAATAAAGTGGCCGGTGATATGTACAATGATTTTATGGCTACCTATTCGGAGTCTGTCAAAAAGGAACTGGCGGGTAAAGCCGATCTAGAAAGACAGAATGCTGAGAAGGTAGAACAGGATCAGACCAAGGCCATAGAGAGTTTGAAATCAGAATACGGGGAGAATTATAAAGATTCCCTAGTTATTGCTGATCGAGCTATTGATACTTTCAGTGGCGGGGATAAAGAATTTAGGAAATTTCTGGATGATTCCGGGTTTGGGAATGATCTAAGGATGATTAAGATGTTTGTAACCATTGGCAAGGCCCTGTCGGAGGATTCAGGGATCTTCAGCGAGTTCCGAAATAAAGGGGAATCTCGAAAGGGGGTCCTACATTATCCCTCCATGGAAACGAAGTAAGGGCGCTTGCCCATAATACTTAAAGGAGAACTACTATGTCAACTGTAGTGAATGCACAAAACCAGCTTACCTTGATGGAACTGGCAAAACGAACCAATGATAAGAATACCCTGGAAATTGCGGAGGTATTGACTGAGGATCATCCTCTTATTGATGACGCCATTTATGTAGCATCCAATCAGCCTACCTCCCATGTGGGAACCCAGAGAACCTCCCTTCCCGCCGGTACCTGGAGACGGATCAATCAGGGTATTGATTCTGAGGCATCCAGCACCAAACAGGTGACGGAGCCCATGGGGATGCTCACCGATTTGAGCAAGGTTGATGAAAAGCTGGTCGATTTGTCAGGAGATCCGGCCATGTTCCGATCCGGTGAGGATCTGGCATTTGTCGAGGGATTATCCCAAACCCTGGAAACCGCCTATATTTACGGGTCCAAGGCCGATGATCCCGAGAAATTTGACGGGTTTGCCACCAGGTACAATCTTACCTCCATGGCCAATGTTTGGGGTAACAGCGGGACGGGATCGGATACCACGTCTTTCTGGTTTATCCAGTGGGGACCCAAGAAAGTCCACCTTATTTATCCACCCAATGGTAAGTTGGGTATTACCACCACGGATATGGGAATTCAGTTGGTCAATGACGCCGCTGGGAAACCGTTCCGGGCCTATGTTACCTACTTCCAGGTCGATTCCGGTATTTACGTCCATGATGATCGATGTGTTCAGAGAATCGCCAACATCGAGACATCCGGCTCGTCCAATACCCTTAATGATGACCTCCTCATTTGTGCACTGAATCAGATGCCCAAAAGAGGTGGTGGAGTTGGGACTGCAGGATATGCCAACCGGACTCTGTGTACCCAGTTCGACATCATGGCCAAAGACAAGACCAACGTTTATTACACTTCGGACAATGTATTCGGGGATATGGTTACCATGTTCAGGAGAGTTCCCATCAGACTTTGCGATGCGATCCTGGATTCCGAAACGGCCATTTCCTAATACCCAAAATTGATAAAGGAGGATATAATATAATGCCTATCATGGATAACAAATTGGTGTTCAGTGATGCTCAGCTTATTACCGTCACTGCAGCGTCGGATTACATTATCAACTGGGGGGAAACCAATCCCAATTTGGGACAGGGTACTCCTCTGGTTATTCGGTTTATCATTGAAACCACCTTCACTGGGGCAACCAGTATGGTTATTGCCCTACAACACGGAGCCACATCCACTCCAGCTACCACCCTTTTCTCGGGGGATACTCTTCTGGAGGCTGTTCTACTGGAGGGGACTTACGTCCCGGAAATTAAAATTCCGGATGAACATCTTCAGTATATGCGCCTGTATTACACCGTTAATGGTACCCATAGCACTGGGGCTATTACGGCGTGGATTTCCTTGGATCGGTAACATAAAACGAGAGGAGAAAGTAAAATGGAATTATTTGCAATAAGAGAATGTTGGCACAACGGACATTTCTATAAGACGGGTAATAAGTATTTCCCCACCCAGGAAGAAATTGAAAACGACACGGTACCTCGGCATTTTGTGTCCCACATCAATGATCATGTCATTGAAAAGGCAAGAGAAGAGGACCACCTCAAAACGGTAAACCTTATCCCCAAGAAAGAGATCGTAGAAGATGATCCGGGGAAAGGGAAAGCCAAGGGGAAAGGAAAGTAATGATATTATAAGTGGGGAGGTAGTATTCTCCCCACTTTTTTAAGGGGGAATGTATGCCGTCATCTTGGGAGAAAGTGTGCAATTTGGCTATGGCCCGACTAGGAGAGCCATTTATCACTAACCTATCCGATAACACAAAGGAAGCTAAGGCTTGTAAAAACACGTATGAAATGGTAGTGGATGAAGTATTGGAAAGGCATAATTGGTCCTTTGCCAATGAGATTGTATCTATAGCTCCACTAAGCACTACCCCTGTAGCCAAGTGGGAGTATGAATACTTGATGCCATCTTCCCCCTACTGTCTGAGAGTAATAAAAGTTCAGGATAGTGATGAGAACGACATAGAATACGCAATCTCAGGAAGAAAAATTATGTGTAATCAGGAGGATGAAATTATACTCCATTACACCAGTCGGATAACTGACCCTACACATCTTCCCCCTACCTTAGCCATGGCTATTGCATTAAGATTGGCCCATTGGATTGAGGCTAAATTTGGAGATAGTATCACCAGAAGAAAAAGTATTGGGGATGAGTATGATGCTGTCATACTACAGGCCAAAATAAATAACCAGGCTTCTGACTATAGTAATGATGAATACGAAAGGTCAGGGGATAATATCTATGGTAACAGTGATTGGGTAACGGAGGGAAGATCATGAAAAAATGGGTTATGAGTTTTATACTGGTACTGCTGTGGGTATCTACTGTATGGGCTGTTGGAACAGTTACCCAGGATAGGTTAGTAACTGGGGATGCAGTAGCTATTATATTCAACTATACGGCAGACGCATCTAATGGGTCTATTCCCACTACAGCTATTAATTCTGAAAACATGGGGTATTTAAAAAATAAATATCTTCATTCTGTGTGGACAGTTCCTGGATCTCCCGCTCCGGATGCTGCGGATGTGAAAGTAATTGATTCAGTTACAGGGTCTGATTGGTTGGATACTAAAGGGGTGAATTTGATCCATGCTACCATCCCTTATCATACTAATGGGTATAATTCTCTTCCTGATATGTATGTATTTGATCCAGTATGGTGTACACTATCTATTGAAGTATCTAATCAGTCAACCAATAGTGCAAAAGGAAAAATTATCCTATTGTTTAGGTAAGGGGGCGGTATATGAACTATAAATTTAGATCAAGTTATCCTCAGAACCGGGACCGCATCGCAGCAGTACACCTTGAAGCTGACGTTTTTCAAATAGAGGCCAAAATGAAACGAATCCTATTCCTGATAG